TCAATCCCTGCTTTCATCGTCCTCACTTCCATTGTTATTATTTTCAAATTTTTCCTGAAAGTCATTTATTATTTTTTCTACCAGTTCACTATCCTCAGTATTTATAGAAGTTTCACTTATATCTACTAATTCAAAAACTTTTCCTAAAAATGGATTATTAACTTCTAAAATATCACTTATTTTCTCTATTAATTCTTTAATATTAATTTGATTTATATTATTTAACTGAATATGTTCAGATCTCGTAGCTAGTTCTGGTTTTACAACCGTAGTTTTATGATTTTGATTTTCTCCTTTTACATACCATTCATCATAATTACCTTTGTCACTTAAATTCTCATATATTTTTTTGACTTCGTTTACTATAGGTTTTTTTACCTTATTTTTAAATTTTTTTGTCTCTTTAAAATCTTTTCTTTGTAATTGGGTATTTGAAAATATTTCGACATCTTCAAAGTCAGGCGTATCATTAGCGCCACTTGGATCGTAAGTATAAGCAAACTCATCTACATTAATTAGCTTATCTAACTCATCAAAAAAGTCTGTAGATGGAAGAGAATCTACTTTAATAGCTGGTTGTTTATATATTCTTAAACCTGATTTTTTATTAATTTGATTCCATTTTTTTATATATTCATATATCACAAATCTGTATTTATTAAAAAAAGTATTAATCGTTGTTTTATTTATAATAGAATTGTTATCTCTTGTTACATACATTAATCCATGTTGTCTAGTAATAACAATTTTAACTGTTTCTGGCACAGACTCATGACTATCTAATTGTTTATTTTTAGTGTTTTTAATATTATCTTTAATATCTTTAACTTCTCCAAATTTATCTGTTTCAAGAGTAAGTATACTATAATCATTATTGTAAACTTCATAATCTATAAATGTTATTTTACACGTTTCGTCAATATATGATAACTCTACATTTATATTATGATACTCTTTAGGAATAATTTTTAAGATTTTAAAAAACTCATCTATAACACTTATTTCAAAATGATTTTTTAAAACTTTACCTTTATCATTACGTTCAATATCTTTCATATTTATATACTTTGGTGTTCTAACTGAATAAACTCTTATTGTATATGATTTTACCATTTCCCCGTAACCTCTTTCATGTGTAGTTTTATACATTATATATTTAAATCTACAAAATAAAAAGATTATATATGAAAAAAGCAACTAATATCGGGGAATGACATTAGTTGCAACTACACAATATCATTATACTATATTTTAGTACCTAGTACTAATTTTATGACTGTATAATGTTATGATCACTATATAGCACAATTAAACGTTGATTCAATCTCCTCAATCCTCTAACGGAATATCATCCACAATCACAGTATGATTAGGGTTAGCGTTAGATACATCTTTTACGGTTTTGTCTAGTTCCTCATCATCTCCGTCCCATTCACCAATATTAATGAATATAGGCACATTCCCGTTAATATCATGCTTATCTGTAAATAACTTATGGTATTTCCCCAACATATCACGAGCTTTTAAACGATCACTTGGCTTAATTGGTACCTCTATCAGTTCAACATGTTCATTATAGACTAATTGTACTTTGCCACTTTGTGGATTCTCTTTATATTCTCCACGCTTTACTACAACTTCTTTCGTTTCTGTTTCATCACCGACTGCCGCATTTGTAAGCACATGTAGTAACTCTTTTGCGGTTAATACATTCTCATCTATAATCTTATCTTTTTGTTCTTGTATATATTGCTTGATGTGTGGCTTCTTCAATAACCTACACCCTGTCACATGTGCACTATTTGCGCTATAACCTGCTTTTATGGCACTTTGTGTTACATTAAGTGTTCTTATATACTCATTCACAAAACGCGCTTGTTTTGCCGTTAACTCACTCATTCTATAACCTCCACAATTTTATCTAATAAGGTTTCATACCATAATCTTACAGATTGTTCTGAACACTCTAAGACATTGCTAATATCTTTAAAACTACGTCCTTGTATTAAAGAATCGAAAATATAAAACTCTTTATCATTAGCTACTTGGTCAACAATCATTTCTAAGTGATTCTTTACAATATGATCATCAATGTTATCGTCTGCCATCCATTCATTAGAATTTTCATCACCTATTGAAAAGAATTCATCAGTATTTATATCATCATCTATTAATACATCACTTCTAGTTCGCTCATGATAATCACAAACGAAGCCTTTTATTTGCTGTTTATCCATTGTTACACCACTTTTACATGTGAAGATTGGTGATAAGCATTTACTCGTGCAATCTTGCTATTTTCAATTGCTATATTTCTTTGTTTTTGACGTTCTGAACGTTGTTTAATACTTGCTTGATACAAATCAACCTGTAAGCGTTCAATGACATTGTAGGGCTTATATCGTCCATTTGAACGCATATATTTTACAACTTGCTTCTGCTCTTTTTCTGTATAATGATTTAGTACTGTTTTCAACAACACCATATTACTTATAGATCGATTTTTATAGTTTTGTAATCTTGCCTTTGTTTCAATAATTTTGATAACTAGTTTTTCAATTGGATATGAGACAGACACGATCCCCATTATTTCATCACATGTTGTGGTCGACGCACTCAGATGGTACATACTTTCAATTTGGAATTCACACATCTTAATTTTTTTATTAATAAATGCTGGGTTAAATTGCGTTAATAGTTGATACTCAGATAATTTATTGTCGCCATTACGATAATATAAACAATTCTTCGTTTTAAGCAGTTTCATACGTTCACTCCTATAAAGAGAGCCTACCCAAATTGGATAGGCTATTTTTGATTTAAGCGTTACGGAACACTTCGTTATACTTACTTTGAATGTTAATAATTTCTATATCGCCATCACTATGTTTGATGACTGGTTGCCCGTTATTTTGTAACCCAAACTGTCTTAAAACATTATAGTTATACTCTAATTTTTGATATTCTTCATTATTTCGATATGGATAAATTACCTTTTCTACCAATACATCAAAGTAAGGTTTTAACCTTACATTTTCATCTTCAGTAAGACGACTTTCTATCGCTTTTTTATAGATATTAAGTTCATATACATTAGTGGTTTTAGGATTGGCATTATAAACAAGATTAAATAGTTCTTCTGCATCAATTAAATTTACTTTCGCCTCTATGTCTTGACGTTTCAACATTTCAACTTGTGGATTCTCATATGAAGATTCTTTCTCTTTTTGTTGGATTTCTACTATTTTTTCTTCATGTTCATCTAATAATATTTGTCCTAATTCTTTGAATTTAGATTGTAGGCTCAAAGCCTTATTATCCATTTTATTTTTAATAACATCCGTTTTATAGCCTTGTCTAATTAATGATTTCGTTTCTGTTATTAGATCTTCAAAATCTCCTAACAAATTTCTATAACGTCTATCATTAAAATATACATCCCACGTATCACCCGTGATTGTTGTAGTTGTCATTTATAAGTACCTCTTTCTTTAGTTTTTGTTTTACACTTCAATTCGTTTCAAAGCTTCATAGCGTTTCATACTGCCATCAGCTAATTTCTTAATACTTCTCATCGCTTGTTGCTTTTCTTGTTCTGTCGTAATGATGTAATAACCACGTTCACTAGGTTTATAACTGCATCCGATAGGATAACCATAATCATATACTAATGAATTGATTACTCTTCGTAACCATCGTTCATTGCTTGAATTATATTCATATCCCAATTGATTAAGCAGCTTTGTTTTAGTAATATATTTATTAGACGTATTTCTTATCACATTGAGTACTTGGCGGTGTTCATTCGGTAAGTTGTACGTCTTTTCTTTTACTTCAAATTCACTCATTGTCTCACCATGCTTTCTGTTGTTTGCTTACTCTAATTATACCAATTCTACACATCTAAATCAAACTTATGTTCGCTATAAATCGCATTATATCAGGCGTTTAGCATCACCCCTATCCCTCTTAAAAAAATAAGGAAAAGAAATTTTGTAGTAAAACGTATTAATTTCTATAGAACTTAAGTTCCCATTTTTTACACGAACAAAATACGAACAATAAAACTTTTGCCCTTTTCAAAAATAACAAACATTAACATATATTATCTTTTTAAATTTTTTATACCTTATTAAAACCTTATTACTTTTATCAATATCAAAAACCACTTACCTTTAGTTTCCTTCTTGACGCAATTCTTCGTACCTATCTAAAATCGCACTATTCTTATAACCTACGGAAAATCTTGGGGTTTTCACTTCTTCTTGATTCAATTGCTCGCATTTATCCCTTTTCTCACCATTTTGCAACCCTGGTATAAAACATTGTTTTCTTTCTACCTCAAACTTACTATTTTAAAGTTCTGTACCTCGCTTTTTTAACCTTGTACACCTTCCTATTTCATTGTTCTCAGAGTCTGCGCACCTTTGGGAAACTTTTGGGTTTTAAAAGCCAACACCTTCCGAAAACCTTACCATTTTAAACTTCTATACCTTGTACAAACCTTGCCGTTTTTTTATTAGGAGCCACACACTACATGTGACCCCTCATAACATTATTTACTCAAGCTATAGTAAGACGCTTTTAGATCATTCAATTTACGTTCTAACGCCTTGTAATCCTCTTGTGTCGCATTCTCATCTTGTACAAACTCAGTTACTAATTTTAATCCCTCAACTAACTCTCGTGCTGGTTCATTGATTCCCGTAGCTAACTGATACAACATTTCAATATTCGCTATCACATCAGTATTACTTGATTGAATGCCCTCAAGTGTATCTGTATCAAATCCATTTTCTAGGTACTCAAACACATCACTATTATTTGATTCTACATATGTTTGTAGCCCATACATAAAATACTCATCTTCAAATAATTGACTGGCCATCATATCACTAATAGAAAGCTGTTTACCATCATGTAATTCATAACCTACATAATGCCCCTCTATGCTTCTTATAAGCCCCTCAGTGTGCTTAGGTGACGCTAATTCAAATGACTTCCTCACCTTACAATCTTTAATATATACATGACCGAATAACTTGTTGTTCATCACCACATAAACCATATCAAATGGATCATTATATAACTTAAAGCAACATGGTTGTACTTTACTATGTTCTAATAATCCCGTGTAGTACCTTAATAGCGTGCCTGCTCGCGTCTCAAATTCATTTACGATAGTTTCTATGTTCATTTGATTTTCTCCTCTTTATTTATTCTTAACACCATAGGCACCCATGAGAGCACGTCAGTTTGTTGTCCATCTTCTGGATAACAAATAGCTAATGGTAAGTTAGGAACTCTACCATCCAACAAATAACGCATTACAAAACTACCTCTATACACTAAATCAAGTTGTTCACTTTTAACTAATTCAATCAGCGCAAACATTGTAATTTTGTTCCATCCACTCCAAAACACTACATTCTCATCCTTATCGTGTGTGATACTAGTTCTCCCTATATAGTCGTGATTTATTTCTTTAAACAAATCTTCTAACTGATATATCGGTATCTCCTTATATTCTTTTACATAATCGTATATATATTTTTTAAGTTGTTCTTTATCCATGTGTAACCTCCAGCATTAATTTGATGTTTTTTATTTTAGTAGGGGACTAGTCCCCAGTGAGTCCCCACCCTAATTATTTATTGGGGACTGTTTCACCCGTTGATATAACTGATTTTGTTAGAAATAGTCCCCATAGTCACCATATTTATAAACGATGGTAGCTATATATTAAATTACACTCAATGTTCTTTTTGATCATTTTATATAAACACTGTTTTTTTATTGGGGACTTTGGGGACTAATCTCTCTAAAGTATTGCGGTAATAGTGTTTATTAAGTCCCCAATCATTCCTTTTTAGTGGGGACTGTTTGGAGACTTTGGGGACTTTTTAATTATATGGATTATGTGAATTAGAAAAATCAAACCCTAATTCTTTTATAATCTCATCTTTAATGGCATACCCTCTATTCTTTTGAGAGTTAAATCTAACTTCTTTTTGTATTCTGTCTTTACTAGTTATTAAATAGCCCTTTTTGTCCCATTGTCCTGTGATAGTTTGCATTTCATGACCTAACTTGTCGTATACAGTTTGACCTAATATACATAAATAATCACGTTTATATATAGCTTTGGTGTCACCATTTTTGACTGAACTATAGCCATCACCAGCGATATTATTTCTATTTGCATCTAAATATTGTAATAGTTCCTCTAACAGTTGCTTAGGTTTATCAATTGTCTTATTGTTTTTAACCATGCTGTCATAGGTTTGTTCAATAATTTTAAAATGATCATGTTCAAATCCATCAATATCATTCAAAACCTCACCAGTAACTTGTAGTAACGCAAAGGCACGTCCTAACCGTTGCATGATTTCATTACTACCTTTTTGATTAAAGTACCGTTGATAGCTCTCAAAAGCATTTTTATACACGTCTTTTTTAGACTCATATTGTTTAATAAATGCCAACCCTAACGTTCCATAGTTCTCCCTAAACGATTTGTCTAATGTGGTAAAATCAAAATTATCTGGATATGGTTGATCTTGTAGTGTAACTACACGTGCTGATACACCCGCTTTTTCATCAGCCATATTTGCGATAGATGATTCACCAGTAGAAATTAAAATATTTCGCCATTCTTTTTTAGCATTTAGCGTTAAATTAATATTACTTCTCGATTTACTTTCACCACTAGAAAAGTTATATGTGGCACTGGTAACAAACTTAGGATGTGTGTTACGTGTATCATCTTTAAACATTGGAAATGAGTTCAAAAATGACGCCATTGATTCAATACTATTTTGAGTAGAACTCCATGTCGTAATAAGGTCACTGGTTCCCCAAACACTTGATACTAAGTTGAGTGTGAATGTTTTACCTGTGGATGTACTACCTGATATTTCTACAATAAATGGCTGTAATCCGAATTCTCTTAATAAAACCGAACCTAAAGATGCATATAACATAACCATTACCATTGGTAGATCTTTTATTTGACCGAACACTTTTTTAGAGTAACCTTCTAATGTTCCTTTGCTTTGAAAAGAGTCTATTAACTTTTGAAATCCTTTATCATTACTAAACAACTTGATATTGCTGTCTTTCATCACTTCTTGATAAGGATAAATAAAATAACCTTTCACATGTCCCAAGCGCGTTGCAACTTTAACATTTAATGGTGGATTATACCTTTTAGATACATTAATATAGTCAACAAGTTTAGTAGATGTCGACGATGTTACATCTAGCTTTTTATTAACCAATTTCAAGAGTTGACGACTATCTGAAATTTCTTCGGCACTCACAGCTATATTTACTGGCGTTTTATTGTCATAGAAAAGCATATTAAAGCTAACTTCGTTACTCTCAATATCTTCAAAGCGTTCAGTAATTTGAGGGATTGTATTTGTGATAAAAACCTTTTTATCTGGTTCGCCTTCTTTTTTACTTGGTATAAGTTGGTATAAGGCAACACCGCATTGATGATGTTCAATTTCATAGCCTTTCGGTATAATTTCTTGTAAGGCACTATCTTTTTTATTAATTTTTTCAATTTTATCAAGTACATCACTTTTACCTGTTTCCATACAAAGCTCCTTTCTAATTGTTATAGTGTTTATTTAATATCGATTGAAAAGTAGCGTTGATTTCTTGTTCTTTCATAGGTGGTTTACATGCGAATTGTCCCCATAATAAAGCAAATGAATAAACAATATAATCATTAACGTGACATCTCAATAAATGCCCAATTAAGCTAGCTAGTGCATTGTTACGATTGCCTTCGGTTGTTCCAAAGCATAGCTCGCGCCAGTACTCACTATCGCGTCGAGTGTATCCTATGACATTAGGACTAGCATTTGATTGTTCAAACTCCTTCGACCACTGTTCGAGCATATCAACATTCATAATTGGACAGTCATTCACTCGCTTAATAAATATGTGTCCTTTTTGAATAACTGGTAACGCAAAACATCTACTTGGCTGATATGAACCTTCATCCACTTTATGGCCAATTTTATTTGCTAATACTTTTGTATATTTACGATAATCATCTGCACTTATTCGCTCATTCAGAGGGATATATAGGCGTATTCTAGCTTGTTCAGTTGTATGGCTAAACGATGTGTGCCAATACCATGCAACACTGCTTAAAACTGAGCTGATTGCTTCATGTAATTGCTTTAAATCATTTATTTCATCGTAATCAAGTACAATCACATCTCTGTATACGACATTAACGTCATTGCGATGCTTTTTGATAATTTCACCATGATCATTTGCACCATTTTTAATATCACCGTAAACAGCAACACCACGTGCATACTTATAATTTGCTTCTATAGGCACAGACAGTTTATTAATTAACTTACTCCATTTAGGTTTTGAAAAGCTCTTAAATGAACGTGAGTCTAAACTTTCATAATGTACCACTGAAACATGTGTGTCGTATTCTAATTTAATTTCATTCATTTTTTGCACCTCTAGTGATTCACAGAGTAAAAAATGTTATAATAAAAATAGTTATTTTTTATTAATTACTCTGTAATTTTTAATTTCTGCGCGTCATCTGATTCTGTCGCCAAACTTACATCAGATGATGCTTTTTCTATTTCATAAAACTTTTCGATAATATTATCGAACTGCTCTATATAGAGATGGAATAAATCAAACATTTGATTATTGTGAATACGTCTCTCATGATAAGAAAATCCCTCTCCAATTAATTCATCTTTATTTAAGACATGATTTGGTTCATATGGATATAGCTCATCAAAATGCCAACCATGATTATCCTTTAAATCCTCAAAACTATTTTTCAACAACTTTAAATCGCTAAATAAACTTTTAATTTCCCAATCCATTTTTATTCTCCTTTCTCTAATTGAAAATTATTCTTTAATTCTTGTGCGCACCATTTCATTATCAATTCTAAGTGCTTTTCACGACTAACCTCTGAAACCACTTCAATACCATCAACATATTCTGTGTGTTCATAACTTTCCAAGTTATTCATGACACTTAACTCAAGTTGATAAACCACGTGTTCTATTACTTCTTTTTGTTCATTATTCATTTTCTAATCCTCCTGTTAAATTACATCCTAAAGTTATTAGCCATGCATAAACGCTAAAAGCAACATACATGTTAGATATTGCTAGTAATAAAATTGTTAACAATGAAACTAAGCAGATATAAGTTAAGTACATTTTCATTGCCTTGCCTCCAATAACTTTTTGATATTTACTTGTTTAAAGTCGTTATTCTGGATATTCATGTGAGCAGTAAGCTGTTCCATGAATTCGTCTACATCAGACTTTTTGAATCTGTATGTAGATCCAACCATGTAATACTTCATACCATTATTAATTAGTAATTCTTCAATCGTTGGTTTACTTAAATTCAGATAGTTAGACAACTCTTTGTAAGTCATAAAATATTTCTCTTTCGCTAATTCGTCCACACGTGCATTGATAGCCTGCTCAAGTAACTCACGTGCTTCATCTTCATCAATATTAATGTTGAACATTGGTTTATGCCTCCTTTACTTCAAATTCAAATAATTCATTTACCTCAACTTGTAAAACTTCTGCCATTTTCTTAGCTAATTTAGGGCTTGGAATCTTTTTACCATTAATAATTTGGCTTAAATAAGAAATTCCAACACCTGTTTCACGTGATAAATCAGATAAATTAAAGCCTTTTAAGAACATGGCTTCTTTAAACTTTCTAGTATTCGCTAAAATAGTCATAATTAAAATCCTCCTTCGTTTTTGACTGACTTCTCAATCAATTTATAACTTTATTATACATAATCGTTTTTCTTTTGCAATAGTTTTTCGACTGACTTCTCAATCATTTTTTATTTTTTTGTACATAAACGTCCAAAAAAATGCTATTATTAACATAATTAGGAGGTTTGTAATGATTAGAAATAGATTGTCTGAACTACTGTCAGAAAGAGGACTAAAAATATCTCGTGTTGCAAAAGATGTAAAAATAGCAAGAAGTTCACTTACTTCAATGGCACAAAATGATTCTGAAATGATAAGATATGATGCTATAGATAAATTATGTAGTTATCTGCACATATCTCCTTCAGAATTTTTTGAACATAATCCGATCAATTTTGACTTTACTTTTGATGAAGAACCGAATTATAAAATTAATGATGTTTTCGAGGGATTTGAAGTAACTGCAAACATTACTCACGCTTTTTCGATTGAAAATTTTGACTTTGAAATTTTAGTAGACGTCGAATTAGATAATAGGCAAAAATTAAATTTTGACTTAGACGTCTCATATAAAGAAACTGAAAAGATAACTAATTCACAACATAGATTTATTTTCACGATTAAAAATGAAGATGAAAATATCGGATTAAAAAAATACGTTGATAGTTTATCTGCAGGCCTTAAAAACTTGTTATTTAAAAAAATTAACCAAAAGTTAAGTGGGTATGTTTCTGAAATAATAGTAAAAAATATAGACGATATTGAAGAGCTTTTTCCAAATAAAGGCGAAAAAAGTACGACTCTACATAAAGAAATTTTACAAACTGATAGCCGTTTATCTAGTGATATTTTTAAAGAATATTAATCGAGGTGATCAAATGGCAAGTTATGAAAAACGCGGAAATACATGGCGCTATCGTATATCACTAGGAAAAGACGCAGAAACGGGCAAATATAAATATATTTCAAACTCAGGTTTTAAACGCAAATCAGACGCTAAACATCACGCTGAAATGGTTGAGCGTCAATTAAGAAATGGCGATTATATCGCACCGTCCACATCTACATTTAAACAGGTTGCTGACGATTGGATATCACAATATGCTAACGAAGTAAAAGTAAGTAGTGTCAGAGCACGCGAGAAAGCCATAAACCACGCCATAGAACGCTTTAACAATAAACCAATACAAACTATCAATAAACATGAATATCAACGTTTTGTAAACGATATAAGCGCACAGTATAGCAAGAATTATGTTGATAGCATTATAGCCTCTACAAATATGATATTTAAGTACGCATACGATATGAAATTAATAAGAATAATGCCTAGCGAGGGTATTAAACGACCTAAAAAGAAAATTAGTGTGGAAGAATTAGAAGATACTGAGATACATAAAAAGTTTCTTGAAAAAGATGAATTATTTCAATTCCTGGAGGTTGCTAAAAATCACCATTCACCCCAAAACAGCTTTGAGGTGTTTTGTACATTAGCATATACAGGCATGCGTGCAGGTGAATTATTGGCATTGAAATGGTCTGATATAGACTTTGAGAATAACACAATCAATATTACAAAGACTTATTACAATCCGAATAACAATAAAAAGCAATTTCAAATACTTACACCAAAAACTGAAAGCTCAATCGGAAAAATTTCAGTTGATCCTCATGTGATTAAATTACTTAAAAACTATAAAGTGGATGTTCAGGATACATGGAAAAACGAATTGTATGTAGATAATAATTTCGTTTTTACTGATGTTAACGGCTATCCCCTCGTAATTAAGAAACTACAATTATGGATAAAAGCTATACTTAAAAAGACTGACATAACTAATAAGCAAATAAGCACTCATTCATTTCGTCATACTCATTGTGCGTTACTTATAGAGGCTGGTGTTCATATTAAGGAAATACAAGAACGCTTGCGCCATAAGGATATAAATACCACTATGAACATCTACGCTAAGATTACGAACTCATACAAAAAAGACGCTTCCCAAAAGTTTAGTAAACTCATGGAAAACGTCTCAAAAGATTTATTTTAAAATTTCTATGACCAAATTATGACCACCCAATATTACAAACGTTATAAAATCAGCGTTCAACAGTCTTTTTACATCATTCCTGGCATGCCGCCCATGTTAGGTTGGTCATTATTTTTTTCTGGAATTGATGCTACAACCGCTTCAGTTGTTAAGAACATTGCCGCAACACTTGCTGCATGTTGTAATGCTGAGCGTGTTACTTTAGTTGGATCAACGATACCTGCTTCTAACATATTAACCCACTCGTTTGTAGCAGCGTTAAAACCAATACCTGGCTCTGCGTTTTTCAAACGTTCTACAATAACAGAACCTTCTAATCCTGCATTTTCAGCAATTTGACGAACTGGTGCAGTTAATGCTTTAAGTACAATATTCACACCTGTTTCAATGTCGCCTTCAGCTTCAATTTCACTTACTTTTTGGTAAACATTTACTAGTGCAGTACCACCACCTGCAACAATACCTTCTTCAACTGCTGCACGTGTAGAGTTTAAAGCATCTTCAATACGTAATTTACGTTCTTTAAGTTCTGTTTCACTTGCTGCACCTACCTTGATAACTGCAACACCGCCTGCTAATTTAGCTAAGCGCTCTTGTAATTTTTCACGATCAAAGTCAGATTCAGTTTCTTCAATTTGAGATTTCAATTGGCTTACACGTGCATCAATGCTGTTTTCGTCACCGTCACCATCAACAACAGTTGTATTATCTTTAGTTACTTCTACTTTACTTGCAGTACCTAACATATCTATTGATGCATCTTTTAAATCTAAGCCTAAATCATCAGTAATCACTTGCGCACCAGTTAAAATAGCTAAATCTTCAAGCATCGCTTTTCTACGATCACCAAAACCAGGTGCTTTTACAGCAACAGCTGTAAATGTACCACGCATGCGGTTTAGTACGATATTTGTTAATGCATCGCCTTCAACTTCATCAGCTACAATTAAGATTGGACGATTAGATTGAACCACTTGTTCTAATAAAGGTAAGATATCTTGGAAAGAAGAGATTTTTTTATCTGTTACTAAAATATATGGGCGTTCTAATTCAGCAACCATTTTATCTGAATCAGTAACCATATACGGTGATTGATAACCACGATCAAATTGCATACCTTCAACCACTTCTAGTTCAGTGTTTAGTCCATTTGATTCTTCAATTGTAATGACACCATCGTTACCTACTTTTTCCATAGCTTCTGAAATATAGCGTCCAATTTCTTCATCTGCTGCTGAAATCGCACCTACTTGCGCAATTTCATTTTTATTTTCAACTTTTTGAGAATTTTCATGTAACGCTTCAACAGCAACTTTAACTGCTTTGTCGATACCTTGTCGTAAACCAACTGGGTTCGCACCACTTGTAACATTTTTCAAGCCTTCTTGAATCATTGCTTGAGCTAATACTGTTGCAGTTGTCGTACCGTCACCAGCAATTTCATTTGTCTTATTTGCAACTTCTTGAACTAGTTTAGCCCCCATATTTTCATATGGATCTTCTAATTCGATTTCTTTAGCAATCGTTACACCATCGTTCGTAATTAAAGGTGCTGTAAACTCTTTATCTAATACAACATTACGTCCTTTAGGACCAATCGTTACTTTAACTGCATTTGCTAATTGGTCAACACCACGTAACATTGCTTGACGTGCATCTTCAGAGAATTTCAATTGTTTAACCAT